TTTCTTTTTAGCTACCGTTTCAGAAGCTCCATTATTATTACCAATATCTGCAGCTTTTAGTTGCTGATCTCGGTCTACTTTAGAAGTGTCTGTTACTTTTTTACTAAGAGTTTGTCTTTCTTTCCAATTATCAAGCAATTCTTTAGCAGAATCGTAATCATATTGGGTTTCTGCCCTTACAAATAACTCTGTACGGACTTTAGAACCTTGAATCCACTTTGCAAAATCAGGAGATTGAACAACTTCCATTGCATCTGGAAACTCTTGCTTTAGTCTAGAAACAGTTTCTGCACGTTTCATAGATAAAGACGCATGTTGAGCTTCTTTAATTGCTGGATGGTTATCAATTGCCCTATTTACAGCAGACTTTGGTTCAATAAAGAAATCTTCATCTGTTGTAGCTACTTCGTCTACCTCTGAATTTTTAGTTGTTTGAGTCTTAATAAAATCATCCACTATTTTTCTCAGATCACCTACTTCAGAACCTTGTCTACCAATTAACTTTTCAGCTTCTTGGTGCATTGCTACAATGTCTTTTAGTGATTTACCACGATACTTATCAGGGACTTCTTCTTCTATTGGTTTAGTTTCTACTTTCTCTTCAACTTTCGGTTCTTCCAAGTTATCGGATTTAACCATGTCGTTGAGACTAGAAGCCTCCAAATCATTTACTAACACTTCATCTATTAATCCTGCCATATTATTTCTCCTGTGCCATTAGCATTTTAGGAAAGAATCTCAAGCGGCATTCTGCTTTTCTTCTTTAGCAAGCTGTTGTTTACGCTTTTTATCCCAAGCCGCTGCCGCACCTGGAAAGCTTCCTGACCAACCCTCTAACTTAACTCTAGGTGTGCTGATGATCTTGTCAGCGTTAGAATTGCATTTAGGGCATGTAAAAGTTTGTGTGTATTCTGTTAGTTCTTCAAAGTGATGATCACAAGTAGAACAATGGAACTCAAACAACTTCTTCATTTTTTAACTCCTCATAGGCTTGTTCTGAAACATCTTTTAATGTCAGAATCCAGTGAAGTATATCTATTTGACCTTTTCTTTTATGAAACTCTTCAAACGAATCGGCAGTATTTATTTTATTGTAGGTATCAAAAAGATTTTGAGTGTCTTCTATAAAGTCTTTCCAACCTTTAGTAGACATTGTACTAAATCTTTCTTCATAATAATCTTGTAATTCTCTATCCAAACTATTGCATCCTTTTTAAAAGTATGTTATAATAGCATTCACTATAATTAATTATAGCATAGATTATCTATTTTGTCAAGTTCTTTTGCATTTGCATCATAACTATCTGTTTATTTTGTTCCATATCCTTAGCTTTAAGGTTTACATTCTTCTCTTTAATAAGAAGTTCAGCTACCTTAGCTCTACGTTCAAACTCTTTATCATCTGCAGATCCAGCATCAAGATTATTAGATAAAGCCATAGCAAGTTTAGCTTTGGTTTCATCAGGAATAAACTGAGTCTCAACATTAGTTTGTTGAGCTTCTGCTGATTGTTTCTGAGCTCTAGAGTTAAACTCATTGATTTGAGATTGAACAAGTCCCGCTTGTAACTGCATTTGCATTTGTTGAGCTTGTTGTTGTTCTGGAGTAGGTTTTAGAGACTGTTCTAAGTTTGCTAATAGTTCTTCTCTATTTGCTAAACTAGAAGTACCAATAATACCCTTCATTAAGATAGGAACAAGAGGACTGTCAGGTCCAAGTGTTTTCATTAAATTAATAAATTGCATTTGTTCTACTTCACGAGCTAACATACCTAATGTTGAAGATGGAATAAATTTCCAATCTTGAACAGGAAAATGTTCAGGATCAAACTGCATAAATCTCCAGGCACTCTTTTCAATAAATGGAATAAGGAACTGATCTTGAAAGTTAACAAGTGTTCTTTTATTTTTCTTTAGGATTGATGAGAGAGTAATTGAGAGTTCACCACCGGCAGGTTGAGTTTGTGTAGATTGTGTATCTAATGTGCCTGTAGCTTGTAATAACATAGTTTCAAATGCTTGTGCAGTTTGAATATTACTACCATCAGTCTGTCCAAATTTAAATGGCATTAAGATTTCACCAGGATTACCATTTGTTAAAATAGATTTACCAGGACGAATCTCAAACTTAGAGCCACGAGGAAGACGTGTTGCATCCATACCCATCATAGGTACAGTTGTAAGTGCTAGTGAGTCAAGATGGCTACGGAGTTGAGCATCAATAGCTTTTTGCATATTGTAACCCTTTTCTGCAACACCACGACCCCAGAATCTATTAGGCACTGTATCATCTTGATAAGCAATGACTGGACGATCCTTCATCATGTAAGGACTACGTTCAGCTTTTAATAAAAACTTTTCATTACCAATAACAACAATAGCTTCTACTAAATCACCATAGTCTTCCATAAGGTCAGATTTATCAGAGTCTTCATTATCTTTAAATAATTCTTCTACATCATCTTCACCTTGATTATCTAAAAGTTTAGAAGGAACTAAACCATAGTAGCGAAGTACTTTAACTTTGTCATCATTGTATTCTTCATCTATCCAAGAGGCTTCTAAATCAGAATCAGGAGTTGCATCATCTTCAATGTCTGTATCTTTATATATTCCTGCTTTAACAGCTTCAGCTACTTTATGTGCTGATACAAACTCTTCAATTGCTACACCAAGAGCATCCTCAATAGAAGTGGCTGTTGGATCAATAAGAAAGTTTTGTGGTGAGATAGGTTTTAAAACAATACTAACTTTTTCTTTTGTCTCTACACCAATAGCTCTTGCATTAACATCAGGCATAGGTCTTGTTGCTGGAACAAGTTCTTTGGTTTTTTTAATAGTAATCTCGCCAATACCAGTACCATAGATAGAAGCTAATAAACAAACATCACCTACTGCTTTACGCAGTTTAGTTTTCTTAAAGTTCTCTTTCATGTACTTTTTAAGGTACTCAATATCTCTTGGATCTTGATCATCCATGTCATCTTCAATATCAAAGAGATGATCACCTTGACCAAAGATAGCTTCTTCAATCTCAGCAGTATGGTTCTCAATAGCTTGTTGTAAAGCTGGTGATGTAATACGACTTCTCTCTGAGTCTCTTAGACGATCTTCAGCAGCCCATTCACCTCTCCAAAGACGTTCATATTCTTTCCAAACAGAAAGATAATTAGTATCTCTGTGGAGTCTCCACTCTTCAATGCTATCATTAATCCAGTCTACTAATTTGTTCTGTGCCATGTTTGTCCTTTATTAATATCCAGTAACTCTATCTAAAACTTGGTATTCTTCTTCTTCGTAATCTTGAAAGTACTCTACTATCTGAATCTGATCTATATACGCTAAAGCATCCACCAAGTCATCATGAAGCAAATGATTAGGAAAGTTAACAAGCTGATCAAGAAACTCATTGTTCCAGGCCCCTTCGTTAAGTGTAACTTTACCATGTTCAAATCTACCTTGTAGAGCCCAGACAATACGATCTGTCTTCTTTTGGTTTCCATGAGTAACATCATCTATTCTAAAATAGTGATTGTTCCTTCTCATTAAATCCATAAGGTATGGAAGAGCTGCGTTCTTTAAACTGCCTTTTTCAATTCCTACAGCTACAGGTTCATACTTAATAACTGTTTTAATAATCTGTTCGCAAGTTTCTTTGATGTCCCAGCGACCATGAATAATATCTGCTACCCACCAACCACCTTCATGTACTTTAACAACAGCTATTGCTGTTTCATCGAGCTTGCTATTCTTATTGCCCGACTCTTTATCGACATTAATAAAGCCAGCCAAGTCAACTGTAATAAAAAAACGACCATCACTAGGTTCTTCATCATCTATCTTTATCCATTCTTCTTTAAAGATATCTCTACTTGCTGCTTCAAAGGAAGCCATAAACTCTTGCCTAAAAGCAAAGCTAGACATAGATTGTTTAGCAGCTTCTATTTCTTTTGCAGGTATAAGTGGATTGTCATAAGATGAATAATGGAACCCTGTCCACTCTGCATCTTTAGCACTCTCTGCATATTTATATAATTCGTAGAAGTGATTACGTCCCTTAGGAGTTCCTATGAACATAGCTCCACCTTGTACATCGGCTAAAGCTGGTCGAAGGATTTGTTCCCAAACATTTGGTTTAATGTCTGCGTACTCATCAATCACTACATAAGCTAGACCCATACCCCGAAGTGTATCAGGTCTGTCTGCACCTTTTAAGAAAATCTTTCTTCCATTTACTAATGTAAGGATAGAAGTGTTTTCATGTGCAGCTGTAATTACTTCATGTCCTAGTTCTTTTAGCAACCCCCAAAGAATATCTTTAGCTTGTTGGTAGGTTGGAGCAACATAGAACACATCTTTACTTTTACTCTTTAACGCTTCAATAAGAAGCATCCATGCAGCTAATCGACTCTTACCAAACCGTCTACCTGCTGCTACAACTTTAAAACGAGTCTTATCATTAAAGACCTCAAGTTGCTTATCATGTAATTTTACTTGTAGATTAGCCAAGATTAATAAAGCATGTTTTCTTTTTTAGCATCTGTCTCTATGCGTTTTCTATTAGCTGTAATATTATCGTAGTAGAAAGCTTCTTTATTTTCTATGGCTTCTTTTGCCATTCTATAAACATCTTCTTCTGTTTTAGCTTTTCTTGCTATCTCTAACCCAATGGCATTATTCTTTCTATCCATATCAGACTCTTCTTTGTAGAGTTGTCTATCTTGTTCAGAAAAATTCATTTCATGAATGTTACCCATAGCTCCTGCTATAGTTTCTCCAAACTTCCTAGCATATAGAGCTTGCCCTACAATATGACGATAGGCATCACTAGCACCAAGAACTGTTCCTCCAGAACCATAGAGTTCATTACCTGGTTTTTCTGCTACACGTTTCATATCAAAATAGCCAGGCTTAGAATACCAATCCCTAATAATAGCAAAAGGAGTAAAATTATTATCATTCTTGTCCATCGTTATTAGTTACTTCCTCATATTCAATGTCAACTAGATCTTCTTCTTGCTCTTCTTCAGAAGATTGAATTGTAGTTTCACCTACACCCATAATCTGAATTGAGATCTGATTTGATTTTCCTTTAACCTTAGCTAGATAATCTGCTGGAAGAATACGATCCATGACTAGTTTAAGACAAGCCATCTGATCATCATCTTCATCATTGAGTGCTTTATCTAAAACCTTCTGGACTACATTCTTACCTTTACGACCAAGCATGGTAGCCAAAACTTCTTGAGACCTAGCCTTTTTACTTTCAGGAAGAATTGCTTTACTCTTAGGTTCTTTCTTTTGGATTA